GTAATCCGATTAGGCCAGGTGCTTTTAGTAGAGTGCTATAAAGGCGATCAGTATGATTACTGCGGATAACACTAGCCTTTGCGCTGTACTCGGTAAGAGACCATAGAATATCCTGACAAGCTGCACGATCTTCATTAAGAGTCTGACTATAAGCCAAAGGTGTGCCATCGGCCCACTTGCTAATCGTCTGGAAGTCAATCTCATCCCCAACACATAAAACCTCATCAAACTTTTCACGTCTTGCCAGTTTAATGACGTTCTTAACTGCCTGCTCATGATGATATGGAATTTGTAAATCTGATATTACTAGCCACCGCTTAATCGTCATCCTCATCGTCATAAGGATCAATTACAGGGATGATGCCGTCTTTGCCAGTGATCCAATCTGGCAGTGTGCGTTGATCTGTAAGCAACCAGAATGCACGTTCAGCTGTAAAGCCTGCAGCGATAGCAGCCTTGTAGCATGAATGCAGTGCAATATAATGCTGATCTAATTTACTTAATGGCTCAGCCATCTTACGCACTCTACGTCTGACAGGTTTTTTGCGTTTGCGTGTGTTAGCCATAATTAAATCATCCCTTACCTATTGCAATAAACAGATCATCAACACGCTTCTCTAATCTTGTTAACTGATCTTTCATGCTAAGTCCACCATTAGGCCGTAACTCGTTAAGCCAGCCTTTAACTATAAAACGTAATCCGATGAGACCGCCTGACAGCACTGCGATAATGCCAGCGCCAAAGCCAGCCCATTCTTGAAGTGTCATGCTTCATCTGCACCGATGCCGTAGGCACTGTCGGATTTGTCTAAAGCCCTAGCTGCTGGTCCTGCGAGTGCTGCTACTACCACTGATATAACTGGATCAAGTCCTAGCTCATTACTTGCTAAGAATGTTAGTAATGATACAAGCACACCCCTAAAGTATGATTTGAGTATTGCTTTTTGTTTATCGGTTATCTTCATATCTTGCCTCCTATTAGTGGTATGTCAAACGGTCTACCGTCTGTGTCTCCTGCTTTAGTAAAACTAATGTGTATGTGTTTTGTGTGTGGGTTTATGCCTTTGTATCTGCGCCATTTATAGTTTAAGAGTTTAGAAGCGATGTGGTGCTGGAAGATGACGTATGATAAACGTTTATCGGTTTTCGCACACTGCTTGATCTGGTCAGCCAGATAAGCTGCGATCCCCTCTGGCTCACCCAGGCGAGAATCAATATCAATGGCTCTGACCCACCCCTGCGCATCTGGATTATGATCTGATTTTCTGGTGGCATGGCGACTATCGCCCACCCACCCATCACTGGCAGTACGCCTAACTGGAAACCACGTATCAATTTGATCTCTTAACTGCACACCAGCTGCGCATAATTTAGGCTTCAATCCAGTTGCCTGCCTGCTCATTCCAATACCAATCACCTTCACTTGGTTTAGGTTTTGGCGGTTGCCAATTAAAATTACTATCTAATGACCAAGATAAATAAGGTTGTGGTGCAATAAATACATCCGCATCTGCATTGTATGTGTAACCAATACCTGCGTATTGTTTTCTTATGCGATTATTATATGAAGTCCTTTTGCATAATTGACCTCTAAAATTTCCATACCAAGTTTCTGTATCTAAGCCTTCAATCAATTCAGTTTCGTCAATGCCAGTAATTACCTCAGTAACTATGTCATCTGTAATAAATGCGTAGTGTGCCATTATGCCCAACTTACTGTGCCAGTACCAGCAGTAATACTTACAACTTTATATGAGCCATCGGTAGCTGTAGACCCTGTTAAACCAGCACCAATTGTAATAGTTCCATCACTTGTCAAATATCGCAAAATTACTAAACCTGAGCCGCCTGCCCCGCCATTACCTGTATTACTACCGCCCCCACCGCCGCCACCAAGATTTGTAGAACCAGCAGTTCCATTTGTGCTAGCAGATCCGTTACCACCGCCGCCTGTACCACCAGTGCCACCACTTCCTGAGAATGCACCGCCACCACCGCCGCCTGCTCTTGTTACTGAAGAACCTGTTATTGATGATGCAGAACCATCACCACCATTACCACCTACTGCACTTGCAGCGTTTCCGCCAACAGCGCTAGCACCACCACCGCCGCCACCTGCAGGACTCGCTGCATCTGCGCCTGTGCCGCCATTATTACCTTGTGATGGAGATGTTGAAGGCGTATTACCAGCACCACCAGGTGCACTACCACCTGAATAAGCAGGACCACCACCGCCGCCAGAGCCACCGGCTACACCTGCACCACCAGGAACTCCGCTTTGAAAATTAGCTTTACCATAACCGCCGCCAGCAGAAGTAATGGTATCAAAAACAGAATTATTGCCTTGTCCTGCTATAACACTTCCTGATACTAAACCAGCAGAACCGCCGCCGCCAACAGTTACAGTAACACCTACTTTTAATGCGTTTAATGTTGAAGTCCGATAACCACCAGCGCCGCCACCTGCACCTCTAACTGCGCCACCACCACCGCCACCTGCAATAACTAAGTACTCAACACTTATAGCTGTTGTAGGTGCTGGATTCAAAGAAGTAATTAAATTACCAATCATTATGCAATAGCCCCCACTACATACCAAGCGTTAGCAGCTGTCTTAATACATGCTGCAGATTTATACTGTGCAAGGGTTGGAGATGCTGCAACTGCGCCAGCACTTAGTACCGTTGTAGTACCAGGTGTTACTGCACTAATCGTTACTGTGCCAACACCAATACTCAATACTGTAATAACTGTGCCTACTGGAAATGCAAACGTAGCATCTGTTGGTAACTTAAATGCTATTGCTGTTGCTTTGTTCATCTGCACAAGCTGTTGGTACTCATCACCACTTGCTGCTGTGTAATCTACTGTCTTAGCAACTTGCACTGCAAAGGCTGGTAAGCCGTTAAAAATTGTACTGGTAAGAACATCACCAGTTACTACTGGAAAAGTTGGCATTTATATCTCCTTAATAAGATAATACGCTTTCGTCTATGACACCGTAATCTACGTTGCCTATTATAAACCCATCTATGACAGGTTCTAGCGTTGTAAACACCACCTTGAAGCTGTTGGGTGTGATGGTGTTGGCTACGCCAAATATCTGCAAAGTATCTTCTAGTAGTGAGCCGCCTGGCTGTGTCGTGGATACTGTAATAGGGTCAAAAAACTCTAGGCTTAAAGCAGCCACTATGCCTGTGTCGTAGTTAGGCGTGTATAGGTCTAGCTCTAAAGAATCACATCTAATGGAAGTTTCTTGCCTGCTGGCTACATAAGCCCTTGCATAATCTAGGGCTACCGCATCTGTCTCCATCAATAGGTTTTGTAGGTTATAACTGTGTATAAAATACTTTGCAATACTAGCTGCGTTAGTAGAAGTCATCGGGCTACCGCCTGACCTACTTATTGTCGCTGAGTTAAATATGAGATCATCGTTTAATAACCATTTAGCATTTGCATATCTAATGCCTGCACCTGCATCTTCAAATACCGTAGGTGTATCACCTATCGAGGATACGGCTGTAGCACGATCCTTAAATACAAAGTCGCCATCAGCATTTACAAAGAATGCGCCATACTCTGAATCTGCTACTGTCTGCATAGCGTTTAAGGATGTGCGTGCTGTGCCAGGATCAGCTTGTAATGTTGTCTGTCCTGCATCTACGTCACGAGCAGTTGCTGGCCAACTGATCTGATCTAATATCTCGTTAATGCGTGTGCCTGATAAATCGCCTGCTGTTGCACCTGTAACTGTACTTATCTGTGCATTTTGCGCTAAGCGCATAGCATCTACAGCTGCGATAGTTGTGTACGCAACTTCTGTAGCATCTTTAGGTTGTGTGTTTACATAGGATGTAATAAAACCTGAAAATATAGGATAGGTAATGCCTAGATGCGTAGCAGTTATTTGCACCTTTTTCATCGGTGTGAGCAAACCATAATACGGCCCAGTAACATTAGTCGGATTAAAGTCGCCATTTAGATCTACAACACGTAGGGTAAGTGTGCCTGTCTGGAATTGATCTGCTAAAGCACTACGCCCTGATTGAGTTTGTATGTAATTTACCTGGTCAGATACATCAACAATTACAGCTACAGCATCGGCAAACACGTTTACACCGATTTTACCTATATCTATCTGCATAGCCTGTGCTGTTGATGGGCCAGTGCTTAGGTTTAAGATTACGTTGACTGTAGGTACTGGCATTAGGTAATAGTTCCCGCTGGTATTAACTTGTTGCCGTATTTGAGATTTACCATAACTAAATCGCCAATAGCCTGGACTAATTTATCGCTACTAGCATTAGGATCTAAAGTTAATGTGGCTTGTGGTGTAGTTGCAGCAGCACTAGCGGCGGCCTGTTGACCTTGATTAGTTACACCTTGTGGCACTGTGTATGTAGTAGATCCCTCAAATGGCGCTATCTGATTACGACCACGTGCTGTCATCTCACCTGTAGAAGTAAATAAAGGGTTAGGCCTACTGGCTAGTAACTCTAAGAATGTAGATGCCATGTTAGCAGCTGTGGCAAGCCTGTTAGCAGATGCAGCGGCTTCTAGCTCTGCGTTGTACTTTTTAGCCAGTGCTTCATTATTGTCTAGTATTGCAAGCTGCGCCCTAATGCGTAATTTAGTTTCTTCATCAGTTGCAGCGTTAAGAGCTGCGTTTAGACCTATGCGCTCTATGTCAAACTTGTCTCTTAATTTATCTATTTCAGTCTTCGCTTTATTGCTAGCCGTAATAATTGATAATTCATCCTTGCGTGCCTTAACTATTTTCTTAGTAGTATTTAGTGAATCACGCTCGCCAAACCTTGCATCTGTCTGTGGTCTAATGCCAGACTTACGTACAAACTTGCCATCTACTTTAACTGCGGCGTTAGGATTTAACAGGCTTAAAAAATCTATAACACTTGAGAAGGCGTTGCCTATTGTCTCAGCTGATCTGACCATTTTGTTAGTAAAGGTATCTATGCTTGTATCACCGCTTAGTGCTTTAAGCGCATCTAGTAAGCCCTTGCCTATTGCCTCGTTAGACTCATCTACAGCTACAGTTAATTTAGCCATATCGCCTGCATAGCCCTCTACAGCTGCGGCAGCTTGTCCTGCAAAGTTGACGTTAAGTGTGCGCTGTATATCTAAGAATGATGCTGACTTTAACTGTGCCTTGCTGAGTCCTACACCTAACCTACCTAGCGCTACGCTGTCGCCCATGTAGGCTTTAGATAAGCTTGTAGTAACTGCGTTAAGGTCTTTGCCAGTGCCAGCTGCTACGTTTAACGCTGTCTCAAATAGACTCTGTGCAGTAGTTACATCCTTTGTGTCAATCAACAAACGCTGGAATCCTGGTATTAAGTTTTCATCTATGATGCCAAACTGCAGCGATAGACCCTGTAAATACTTGTCTATGCCTGGCTGCTCAAACTCTAAGCCTAAGTTTTTAACTGTAGTACGTAACTTAGCTGCAGCCTTCTCAGACTCTACAAATGCGTTGACTGCACTCTTAGCAAATGCAGCTACGGCTACGCCAGCAAATACTTTAGTAAATGTTTTGCCAAAGCCCTTTACTTGTTTTTCAAAAGCTGTTATCTCTTTCTTACCTTTTTTTAATCCTTTGTTATCAAAGGTGCTAAGTGCCGATACTACTAAGGTAGGCACAATTACACACCCCTAAATCCACGAGCTCTGCGCTCTTTGTAAAATCCTATTACCTGTGATCTTTGCTCTAGTGGCATCTTTTTATAGTATGCAAATATGGCATCGTCTAAGGCCTTCTTTAAGTCTGCGTATATTGGCCCTTGCTCTTTAGCCCAGACTTTGTAAATTACTCGGCCTTTATTCTTACGACCTCTGCGCCCTACTGATCCTGCCAACGTTGCATCTACTACGTTAGGTAATGCTTGTATAAATTGCACACCAGCATTAGGGTTTAATGATGCGCCTTGTGCGCCTGTAGTTTTACGGCCAGCAGTCTCATAGATTGCGCCAGATGCTGACTCATTAGATACATAATTGTAAACAGAGTAGCCGCTTCTGTTTTTTTTATTAGGGCCTAATTTATATTTAATGCCCTGCCTGGCTGTGGCTTGATCGTATGCAGGGAACGGCCTGCGCTGACCTTCCATCGGCTCAGCTTGTTTCAGCCAGCCACTCAACACATTTTGATTAGATGGGAACTCATCTTTAGACTTTTGCGCTACTTTAATCATAGGTGTTTTAAGAGTGTTTTTAACAGTCTTGTACATATCTTCGTCAAGCTCATCTATGGCTTTAAGGAACTCTCTCACGCCGTTTACGACTACTGGCATTACGTATCTCCT